GTTGCAAATTATGCGTCTATGAGAATAGGGCAGAGATGGAGCGCAGGTTGTATGAGGGTGAGATATCACCATTGGCCGCATCTAGAATTCTAGATTGCACAGAGGAGCAAGTCATTCGACATGTGAAAAAGCATCTCAAGCCAATCGTTCAGAAGTCTGCTGCAAACATGATTGCCAAGCAGGAGGTTGACGAGATTGAAACGCTAAGTGCGAACATCACTAGATTGGAGCAGAAAATCGACACGCTGTTCAGTGAGGATTCCACTGACCCCAAGTACATTGACTCATTGACTAAACTGGCTAAGGAAGTTCGTGAGTCACTACGATACCTGCTAGAGTTCAAGGGTAAACTGGTGCATAAGAGGCAAGACACAATCATCGTTCATCAGATGCAAGTCATCAAGGAGGTTCTAGCGCAGAATCATCCTGATGTTTGGTTGGATGTCAGAAAACAAATGGAGGAGAAGTTACAATGAGTTGGAAAGATGACATAAAGAAGAGAGAGAACCCAATATTTAGAGAGTTTACAGATGCTCTTATTAATCTAGAGAGGGCTTTATCAGATATTCAGGAAATTGATAGTAAATTTGACTTGGTAGAAGAAGCCGAAGTTGCTGTTGAGAATGCGATTCTAGATATGGAAAAAAGATTTGAGCAATATAAAAAAGAGTTAAGGAGATGATACAATGAGTTGGAGAACCATCCTTTCTAAGAAGGAGCATGAGGATGCGATTCCTAACTACATCACTGAGGTCTATACTAAACTCCCTGCTGATAATATGAAGAAGAGAATAGCAGAGGCAGTGACTAGGGACGATGAGACTTGGGAGGAGTTCAAGAGAGATTTAGTGGAGGAAGGAACCTCTCAGCGTGTGTTCATCAAATCTATCGAGTTCGTGAAAAGGCTGTTCAGTCAAGATACCATAGATGGCGGAGGAGGGACCAAGAAGGAATACTCGACAAAGGGGTTCTCTGATTCCCCTGTTAAGGACGATGCTCTTCGTAGGCTTAACGACTTTAAGCCTAGAATGAGTAACGTCAAAAACACTAGGGAATCCTTGAATGTAGACTTCAAGAGGTTGATTGATGAGAAGGATATCGATACGCTGTTGACGAAACTACAGAGGACGATAGTAGTCGAGTCGAAACAGCCATTGCTCTATCCCGAAGGAGAGGAAAAGAAGGATACTAAAACCCCAAGTAGATTTCGTGCGTTCCTGAAGAAGGAGCCTGAGTATGCGAGGAAACTCCTGACAATGAAACTCAAGGATGACGAGAAGCAAATTCTGATGATAGCGTTCCCAAGAGGTACGCCATATCCAGAGATTAAGGACTTCAGGGAGCCGAACGAAGCAGATGTCTCCAAGTTCCTTGAGCATCTACTGCAAAACGTCTCAGGGAATGACAAATACCGATTCATCAATGAGGACAATGCAACTAGTCGTTCTCTGAAAGCACTATTCCCTAGTGGCACGAAGACATTCCTACCTGCTGTCAGATTCATTGTAGAGAAGGATGCGTTCGACACCTCTGCATTGAGGAGCAGAAAAAGAGTCGGAACAACAAACGTAATGCGAGAGAAGTTGTTCTCTGACATAACAAGCGATAAGGATGTCCCAATAGAAATCAAGACCAAATACGAGGAGTTGAAGGACAAGGTTCCTAGAGATGTGAGAAATACCAAGGAGTATATTTTCAATCAGATAAAGGCTGACTCAGAACTCGGTCCGATATTAGATAGGTATCTTGAGGAAAGCATCAGTGCATTGTTCCTCAACGTGGTTGACAGGATAACCGAGTTACCAGAGGACGAGTACAAGGAGATTCTAGAGATAATAGAGGATGAGGACGTTATTGAGTTCAACAAGATTCTAGGGACAGAGTTCACAAAGGAACAACTGGAAAAATACATACAACAAGGTCTTCTTGAACAGGCAAGAAAGCCATTGGAGAATCCATTCAAACAAGATGAATTCAAGGAAAACGTTTCCAAGGGAAGAATCAGCAAGGTTCTCGATGCCTCTAGTGTAGTCGTTGCATTAGAGAAGATGGCTGATTTGTTTGTTTCAGGTGAAGACCACTTAGATACCTTTGACTATGTTCAAGGGGATATAGATGAGAGTGAGTTACTGGAAAACGTAGAGAAGGAATACAAGACAATCAGAGATGCCTTCTTCGATGAGGTCAAAACAACTATGGTCAAGACATTGAAAGAAGGAACAAAAATAAACGCCAAGGGAGAGCCGTACCTAGAGTTAGTCGAGTTATTAGATGCAAAGGAGTGATACGATGGATGAGCAGTTTGCAGTTTTCATGAGGGGTGGATTAGACGCTCTCGCCGATGAGTTTTACAATGGCAACACAAGAGAGGCTAGAACCGAGGGAGTTAGGAAATTCGTAGACAAGGAACTTCTCTTCAACTTCCTAGAGGCTAATGATGTATCTACCAGAGCGATACCCCTAGACAAGAGAACTAATTCGTCTCCAATCCTACTTAGGGAAGAGGGAGGAAAGGTCGGACTACAACCCTACTTCAGTGCTGGTACGGATTTCCAAAGACAGTCAATGTTGATTGACATGATTAAGACGAAGTACAATTCGGACTTCTTTGATAGGCTGAAGAAAAGCGTAACCACATCAATGCTCAATCATCTATTGGAAAAGGCAGTAGTCATAGGAGCCAGTGAACTAACTGCTGGTGCTGGTAAAAGAGTACAACTTACTGGTGCTGAGAAAGATAGACTCCTCAATAACGCATTGAGTATGTTTAGAGGGAGGAGGGGAAAGGAGATTGACTATAGAATATTGAACAATCCAATACCTGATTCAGAGATTAGACTTCAACGAGGAAAGTTCTCGTTCAGAGAAAAGCAGAATGCTCTAGTCACTTTGAAGAACCAACCTAGTGATAGGAAGGAGGCACTAGCACCATACATTGCAATTCTTGAGAAGGATGTTGGAAAGGAAGAATCTGAGGATTTTGCACTTACTAGATTGGATGTTTCAAACTTCATTGGCAAGTATGACTTGAAGGGTATGAAAAATCGAGAGGCAATCTACGATTATTGGGAGACGGTAAATGAGGATTGGAAACCGTTTCAAACTGCATTCGACAATTTTATGGAAAAGGCTAGAAAAACGGTTGAAAGGGACAGCGAACTTCATGAAATACTGTTTGGCGACAAGGGGATTGGAGCAGTAGAAGTTGAGAAAATGAAATATGTCATACCATATCAACCTAGTAAGATGAGTAAGATTGCCTCTGATGACTTGAGTGTTGTCGCATTGGATGACTTTTTTGATGAGGCAAAGATGTTTCCAAAGGGGAAGGTTAGAGTCGTAGAGGAAGCAACATATCGTAGAGTCTTTGACAGCGAAGGCAAAGACATGGGAATTCAAGGAGAGGCAGCCATAGCAGAGCAAGAGGAAGAGGAGAGAAGACTTAGGGAGGCCGTCGATACTCTAATTGAAGCAGATGTGGACCCCATCTATGCCTATCTTGTTGCAAGCAACGCATCAGGATTGATATCCTCACCAACGACAGAGAAAGAATTCAGGAGACTAAGAAGTAGGCTGAAGAAGGAGGCAATACTAATTGGACTTGGTAAGAATGTTAGGAACAGACTAGAGAAGTATCTAGATGACTTATCATTAGCGACAATTGTTGAGGGAAGAAAGGAGTTCTTTCTACCTTACCAAGCAGAATTGCACAACGCAGCAACAACGAAAGAAAAGCCGCCGTCTAACTCTGAGATAGAAAAATTCCTAGAGGGAATGTCCAGTTTGATATCTGGAACTGGTATCGACAGACCAAGAGGTGCAGCGAGTGGTAGAGCAAAATACGCACCAGACAAAACCCCATCGTTAGGTGAAGGAGCGACTGCGCCTTTTGGTGGCACTGGTAAAACACAACTAAAGAATCTCAAAGATGCGAAACTAGACTCTCTATTCAAGAAATTGCGAAAGGCGACGAATGACTATTTCATCGTGCCATCTAGAAGCACGTTGAAACCATTGGCTAACAGATTTGAGTGGGTAACAGGTCAGACGACTTTCATAATTGCAGGAGACAGTGTGAAAGACCCATTCATCGAATTACTCAGAAGGGAGGTTGGAGAGGAAGGACAAACTGTGATACTAGATATTGAGCAGATTAGAGACATAAAGAACTTCTTGAGCAGGATGTCTGGATTACTACTTAGGTCAGATAGGGTAAAGTTGAGACAGCAGATGAAGAACTTCTTCGATGTCATATCTGAGATATACAATGGCAAGAGAGAAAAAGACATAGAGGTAGAGTTGGGTAACTTCCTTCATCAGCGTCTTCAGGATAACAATCTAGCCCCTATGAAATTCATAACAAAAAACACTGATGAGTTAGCAGAGGAATACGCACTTGAGAAGATGTATCCTTTTGAGGCAATATACGAGCATCTGATGTTCAAGAGAGACATATACGCTAGGAGTCTAGGAAGGACTGCTGAAAATCTCATTAACGATATAGACGGTTTAGAATCAAAACTAAACATCGCAAAGGCAGATGAGCAATCCATGATTCTACAGGCTCATGATGCAATTAGAAAGATGTTGAAGAAACCAGTCTATCACGCTTTCAATAATGTAGATGATTATGATGACATCCAAGGAACGATAGAACTAATGAAGTCAAACTACAACACAGATATCACCGCAATAGAGATAGAGAGCATAGTATCTGAGTTTGACTCAATGAGTAATCTAAGCAAGAAGTATGGAATCTCAACAGAGGGGGTCTATTTCCTCAAAGCAACATACAGGTGAGGGAATGGCTAAAGTTGAATTCAAGGAAGTCAGTAACACACAGGATGCTGCTTTCCTATGGGACAGAGACAATCCCGATGACAAGTTCTCTAGAAGCGCACCCTCTTGGTACGATGTTGACAAGTGGGTTCTAAGACTAGTAGATGGTGAAGTAGTAGGAATGGCTGGATACACAGACATGGGAGACTATGCTATCTTTGGTGGTCTGAAAGCAAGGGCGAAGGAAAAGCCCAAAGGTGGTGGGAACTGGAAGGCACTGCTGGACTATAGGAAGAATAAGGTTGGTAATAAACCAAAGATAGCAGGGTTTCGTGCAACAAAGATGCCACAGGATAAATGGACTGCAATGAATGAAAGAGCAGGATACCAACGTGAGAATATGATGGACATTCCTGAAGAACTAGTAGACAAGTTTCGTCAGCGTTACGGAGATGATTGGGGCATAATGAAGAATGCATCATGGTTCTTCCCACTAATGAGGGGGCTAATCTGATTGAATTGGTTTGACATACTCAAATTAGGAGGAGAGGACTTAGGAGTGCCTCCTGAGAAAGATGCGGAGTCCTATGACGATGCGATAAGTCAAAAGAAAAATTTCTTCTACAATTTGAGAAACGTTGCTACTACTAGACCACATTTTGAATCATCAGCAAAAAACAAATATCAAGGAGATAACATAGAAGGAAACCTGAAAGAAATCGCACAGGCAATAGGAAGTAAAGGGGCAGTTGGAAGATTGTACATGGCATTCTCAGACCCATTCAATTCAAACTACGTCGTATCGTTTAGAAGACTTAGACCTCAAGACACCTATCCTTCATCTATGCGTCCCTCAAAGTTCAATAGACCTGCAAAGCCAAGAGACTTGGGAAGCACTGATTCAGTGATATTGTTTGATAGTGTTTACTCTACGAGGGATGTCGCTAGACTGAAGAGAGTATTCTCATCACCACTTCAAGCACTCATGCCGATTTGGGGAGAGGATGACAAAAAGAGACTCCGTGAGGTCATGGCAGAAAAAAGCCAAACCAATGTAGCAGACGCACTCAAAGAGAGAGCAACACTAAGCAGGGAACTAGACCAACTTTACAAGAAGAACAAAAACAGAAAAATTACCCCTCAACAAAAACAGAAGAACTTCAAACGCATTGACGAGATACAAACTCGGTTGAAAAAGTTAGATAGACTTACACAGAGAGGTAGAGGCAGAAGAGACCGCCCCACAAACATATTCGGAGGCTCGACATGAATAACATAGAAAATCTAGATTTCATGTCTTCTATGGACATGGAGATGTCTAAGACATCCTTTCCATATTTCTTCAAGAATGTACTAGGAATGATGTATCCTGATTATATGCAAGAGTGGTTAGACACAATGGAGAAAACAGACAGGACAGTTATCGTTTGTAGTCGTGACCACGGAAAGTCAGTCTTCATGCACAGTTGGGTTGTATGGAACTTAATATTCCAAGAGCCACCATATCAGATGCTATACATCTCATCCAACCAAAAGCAAACACTAGTTCACATGAGGGAGATTGACAGATACTTCAATCTGCCAGCGTTGAAACAATTCAAGCCTAGTCGTGGATGGGCAATCGGTAATATTCAACTCACCAACGGTAATGCGATTCTAGAGCGTTCCGTTGGTTCTCAGATTCGTGGTCTTCACCCACAGGAGATTATCATTGACGACCCCTTGAAGGAGTTTAGTCTATCAGGAATACAGAGAGTGACGGATTGGTTTTTCGGTGATATGATTCCGACTCTGCATCATACTTCCAAACTTAGGATGATTGGAACTCCATTTACCTACACTGATATCTTTGCACAACTAGAGGAGAACGAGGCATATACTGTAACAAAGTATCCATGTCTGAACGCATTGAACGAACCCCTTTGGCCGGAGCGTTGGGACTATGACGCTCTCATGCAGAGAAAGGCCGAGATAGGTTCTCTGAAGTTTACAAGAGAATACCTGTGTGTTCCGATTTCAACTGGAACTGCTTTGTTCAATCCTGAGTTCATTGAGAAGTGCAAATCTAGAGATTACATCCTGAAACTCGGAAACAGAAAAGATAAGGGATACAGATACTATGTCGGTGTTGACCCTGCTATTTCGACTGACGGGGACTACAACGTAATCACAGTTCTAGAAGTAGACGAGAATCAGAACAAAGCAATCGTTCATGTCGATAGAGCAAAGAACATAGAGTTCAGGGAAAATATCGAAAAGATTCGTTTGATAGGAAAGGTGTTTGAGCCGGAGGAGATTCTGTTTGAGACGAATACATTCGCAAAGGCATTCACTCAAGAACTGAAAAATATGACAGACTTGAATATCAGAGACTTCAACACCACTAGGAGAAACAAGCAGGAAATTATTCTTAATCTACAGATGAACATAGAAAACGAGAAGATGATATTCCCCTATGGTGACAATGCAAGTAGGAGACTGACTGGCGCACTGATAGAAGAGTTGTCTATGTTCTCAATAACAGCGTCTGGAAAGTTTGAGGGTGTAGGCGCACATGATGACTTGGTGATGAGTTTAGCACTCGCTAACGCTGCTGCACAAGGAACAGGAGCCAAGTTCATTTTGATTGATGACTTGGACATCTTTGATGAACCTACCACCCCTCGTAGGGACTTGTCGGGTATCATGGGGCTAAATTTCTAGGGTGATAAAATGAGTGAAAAAGGAGATAAACTCAGGGAACAGGCAGCACTTGCTGAAGAGCAAGCAGAACTCGCTGACCGAGAGGAAGAAATCGGAGAACAGCAAAAGAGAATTACAGATGACTTGAAACTCTCTTGGCTTCTTGAACAGCCGATATCTGACCATACCGCATTAGAAAAGAAGTTCGCTTCGGAACACAGGCTGACTCTCTCAGACGCTAGACAGCACATGTCATTCAACTTGAATAAGTACGAGATAGAAGGAAAGGACATACCCTCACTAGTCAAAGAACTGAAGAACCATCGTAGGACACTCAAGGGTGAGAGTAAAATCGCCTTTACGAATTCAATTGATAATCTGATAACTTCATACGCATCTCACTTGGATGATAGCATTGAGAAGATATATTGGGTCAAGAAATACAAGACAGCACTCAAAGACATGACATGCACTGAGGATAACATCATCAAACTGTCAATGGTTTCTGATGAGAGGACTAGAAGGCAGATAGTTGATTCTCTTTGCAAGTATTGGGAGGCAAGATTAGACAGGAAGGAGATGCCATACAACTCCGATTATGCTAGGTTAACAAAGGAGATGTCGAGTAGTAAAAAGGAGTTCAAGGACTTATTGAACAAAAGAGTCTCATCCATATTCGACCCCAAGGAACTAATCAAGAAACACATAGTAGAGATGGTATGTGAGGAGCAGGGAATATCCGCAAGGCAGATTCATGAGAGACTTCCAAATGCTCTCTTCAAAAAATCAAATCCAAAAATGATATCCAAGTTAGCGAAAAGCGAAAACATCACCTCTGTTGATGGCGCACTATACAAGATGAGTGATGAGATAAAGAAAGATATCTATGCCTACACCGCTGCATTCATTGACTCCGATGGATACATTACAATGGATAAGAACTTCAATCCTAGAGTCGGCCTCGTAGCGACTGGTGATAGAGGCAAGGCATTCATGCTAGAAATGCACAAGTCCCTTGGCTGTGGTAGATTGCATCTAGACCAGAAATCGCCACAGGATACCAAGCCAATCAACAGGTTAAACTTCTATTCCAGAAAGGATGTCAGCACGATACTGACTAAGTGCCTTCCTTACTTCAAGTTGAAGAAGCAGAATGCCAATATCCTGCTAGAACTACTGAGAATGAAGAAGAGTCACAAGAAAGCCCCTTGGTACAATGCTCGTAAAGAAGAGTTGTTCAAGTTGATGAAATATGAGAATCACAAGGATGACAAGAACTATGACTTCGCCAAATACAACATTGATATAGACACTGTAGCGAAATATCATGATAATAATAAAATGTCAGAGATGGACCGATTAGAATCAATCTTGAAAGAGGACTCTGTGGATGAAGCCATAGATGATTTGGAAGAGATAGCAGAGGAGTACGATTTAGAAGAACACGAATGGAGTTCTGTAGACGACGCTTCTGATTATTTATTTGAACACAAAGTAATGGACGAGGAGGAATAAAATGGTAGAAGAAAGAAGACCCTCGTTGTTCCAACGTTTGACTCGTAGGACAACACCCAAGCCTGAAGACAGAACAATATACAATCCGGGGATACAGGAGAAAGATACCTCTTATCTTGTTACTGCTCCGATAATATATCACATAAGTTACCAATCAGTGATAACTAGAACCTGCATAACACAATTGAAGAACGAGATATTCAGAAGAGGATATGTTTGGGAAGAGAAGTTTACTGCAAGGTGCGGAGACTGCGGAAGAGAACACAAGGAACCAACAAAGGAGTGTGTTGAGTGTAGTAGCCTGAATCTCGTAAAACCTAACAGAGAGCAACTAAAATATATTCACAAACTTCTAGATGGATATGTCAACAAAGGCGAGCAACTGTTTATCGATGTACTCAAGGAAATGGAAGATGACTTGAACATCATGGATGATGCCTACATGGTCATGGTAAAGGAATACTATGTCGATGGCAACGGCGACATTCGTATGCACCGAATCAAAGAAGTCTATCGTGGAGACCCTGTTACAATGCATATCTATGCAGATGAATACGGAGAGAGAGGACATGAGGGATTCACATGTCTAAGTCATAGGAATTTCATGAGCAAAGACCCACACGATTCTTGTGAGATGTGCGGTGCAGAGTTACATCCTGTTCACTTTGTCAATAGAACAAACGGAAAGGAGCAGTATTTCATTGAGGGAGAGGTTCTGCATTTCAGTAAATACTCACCATCCAGACTCTATGGACGTTCACCAATAATGACATTGTTTAATCACATAACGACACTCATAGCAATGGAGAACTACGTCAACTCATCATACACCAAAGCAAGAATGCCAAGAGGCGTACTAGCAGTTCAGACTAGAAACGTAGAATCAATGAAGTCGTTTTGGAGAGCCGTCAAAGAAAAGATGGAGCAAGACCCGCATTTCATTCCAGTTATGGGCATAGAGGGTGATGGTAAAACAGGAGCAGTAGAATGGGTCAAGTTCATGGATAGTCTGAAAGAGATGGACTACATACAAGTGAAGGATGACTTGAGGGATAGAATAGCAGCCTTTTATGGTGTGAGTAAAATCTTCATGGCTGATAACTCAACAAGTGGAGGTCTGAACAACGAGGGGATGCAGATACTTGTCACCAACAGGGCAGTCGAAATGGCACAGACGATTTGGAACAACTATGTCTTTCCTTTTATGGTCAAAGAATTTGGCATCACAGATTGGGTGTTAAAACTACCACCATCAGAGGAGGAGGATGAGATTGCCAAACTAAGGAAGAGAGAGATTGAAGTCAATGTCGCTGCCTCAATCAAGAACCTCGGCTTTGAGGTTGACATGGATGATGAAGGTAGATTCACGTTCAAGAAGCCTGAACCAAAACCAGATGAGCAAGGTGCGCCACAAGAAGAAGGTGGGCAAGTTGAGACTGACCCATACGCAGGAACAGATATCGATGCCAGTCAACTAGGTCAGTTACAAGAACAGGCTCTCATGGGTGGAAGCAAGCCTCAAGAGAATCCACCTGCAACAAGGAACAAACCATCGATGGAGACAGGTCCAGACAAGAGATTCAGTGGATTACCAACAGAAGCAGGTAATCAAAACGTTGATTCACGGACTGAGAGGAGAGTGGGATAATGACAGGATGGCACACCATACTAAAGAAGAAACCTGACTTAAATTTACCAAGAGGCAAGGAGATGGTTTTACAAGCAGAAGACAAGGACTACGAAAGAGGACTGCTTGTTAAGTTATTGAAAAACGGTGGATATGAAATGGCTTATTGGGCAGGGAAACACGAACCCTATCCTGTCGAAGTGTTAGTGGATGGCAAGTCAATCAAAAAGGATGCGAAGAAGGTCACTATGAAGTTCCATCCTGAAATGGAAAAAAAGAGGGATGAGAAATGAGTTGGCAAGATATTCTGAAGAAGAAAAAGAAATCCAAAGTCAATCAGGCTGGTAACTATACCAAGCCCGGAATGAGAAAGAGGATGTTTCAGAGAATCAAAGCAGGTGGCAAAGGTGGCGCACCCGGTCAGTGGTCTGCGAGAAAAGCACAGATGCTTGCTCAAAGATACAAGAAAGCAGGTGGTGGCTATCGAAACTGAAAGTTGGGTCTCGATACTAAAGAGGTCCAACCCAAGAATACCACGAAAGAAAGGACAGAGAAGAAACTCAAAGAAGCACTCAGACTTGTACACGGATGAAAACCCAAAGGGAACGATACACGGATTAGGATTCAAGGACGAAGAGACATCAAGAAAATCAGTAGCAAAGATAAGGAGAAGCAATAGAAGTCATGCGCATAAGACACAGGCTGCAATAGCAATGGAGCAAAGAGCAAGGGAAATGGGCAAGACAAAGGAAGCAGCGATATACAGGAAGTTCATAGAGCAACAGAAGAAAAAGACGGAGGCTAAGGAATGAGTTGGTTCAATATTATGAAACAGTTAACTCCTATGCAACAACGACTGAAAGATATTGCAAGAAAAGAGGGATTGGAAAAATATGGCACATCAGACGCTACCGCAGATAAAACAATGATAATAAGAATAAATAAAAAAGCCGGTGACGATTTTGAATTAACTTTGAGAGCAAAGACTTCTGGTAAAGATAGACGTTCAGTGTATCAGTTCAAGTTTCGTGATGGAAAGTTGTACATGGCTGAAGGACCACATTTGCTTTACACCGCAAAAATGGGAGAACAGTCTCCTTTTGGAGAGAAAGAGTTGTATTTAGCGTTCAAAGAATCTATCAATAAAGTGGTGAAAGAACTAGAGGGTTTTGATAAAGAAAGAGAGAGAATGTTAAGAGTCAGTAATGTTCCTAAACGTAGAAAACTCCCCGAAGACGCTTATCGTGAGCAACAATGGTATAAAAGAATGGGAATCATAAAAAGTTGGTTTGATTTTCTAAAAGCCAAGTCAAAGTCTCAGAGGTCTCTGTCAACTTGGACAGACGAGGAGTGGGGTAGCGCAGAGCAACATCGCGCCAAAGAGAAGGGAAAGAAAGCACCTTCCAAGACAAAGGGCAGATACATGCCAAAGGCCACTTACAAAAGAACCCCAAAATCAACACTTAGGTATCAAGACGCTAAGAAAAGAAAAGGACGTAAGAAAGGACAGCAACACGTTCCAACAGGAAAGAAATTCTCTCAGAAGTGATTATCATGCCGATTCGTAAAGTCAAAGGAGGATACAAGTGGGGAAGTAAAGGCAAGGTCTATCGTAACCGTAAGGATGCTGAGAGACAAGCAGCCGCTGCTTATGCTTCAGGCTACAAGAAGTCAATGGATTGGTTTGACACGCTAAAGAGAGAGAAGCATCCTGCTTTGAAGAGAGCCGGTGTGAGTGGTTTCAGTAAGCCAAAGAGAACACCGAACCATCCCACTAAGTCTCATATTGTCGTCGTTAGAGATGGTAAGAAAGTCAAGACTATTCGATTCGGTCAACAAGGTGCTGACACAGTAACTGAAAAGAACCCAAAGGGAAAGAGAAAAAAGAAGCAAGCCTCGTTCAAGGCTCGTCATGCTAAGAACATCAAGCGAGGAAAGACCTCTGCTGCGTATTGGGCTAATAAGGTAAAGTGGTGATGAAATGGATTGGAAAGACACATTGAGAAAAAAATTGATTGGTGGACAAAAGAAACTTGACAAAGACAAAGATGGAGACATCGATGCAGAAGACTTCAAACAACTAAGGGAGGAAAAAGAATGACAGAAAAAAGTGTAAGAGAGTTGGAAAAGGAACTGAAGAATGCAAGAATGAGAGACAGTGAGGAACATCGAAGAACTGTCACGAAGAACCGAGACTTCTCTGTTGGTGGTATTGACAAAGACAGCACAGTTGAGAAGAAGATACCTGACACCGCAGATGTTCCAGATGCGATTCTTCTGCCAAAGAGAAGGCGACAGAAGAAAGAAAACATACCTTGGTGATTTAGATGGATGGCACATTCATGGATGTCCTGCGTAAGGAGGGACATACGGAACGTGCTAGAGAACAGACGAGGATGAAGGAAGAGTATGACGCTAGACAGGAAAGAGAGCGTGAAAGAAAAAATGCGCAAAGGCAAGGTAGAGTAGACAACGTTCGTAAACTATTGATTAGTTATGCTAGAACAGATGACGTTGCCAATAAGGATACTGCTAAGTTTCTAAAAAAGTTCATGGATGACTACGAAAGGCAAATCAACAATCTAACTAATTCAATCGAGGATGTTAGAAGAGGAGAGACATTTGACGCATTCAAGCCTGTGGAACTTAGACCTATCTTCAGAGATGTTGAGGAGGTTGATGAGTCGAGAGCAGAGGTTGCACAGTTGTTGGGGTCAAGAAGAATAGAGACCTTCAGGGAATATGGAGGTAGGGACGCTGATGAACTGATGATGGGTATCTTGGATGACATACCCAATCAAGACATGATAGTTGGAAGACTCACAGGAGCAGAATACAGAAACATCAGGGAATCGATGCAGAGCATAAAAGAAGTTCAGAATACAATAGGTGGTGTGATAAACGCTGCAATGGAAAATCCAGACAACATTGACACAGTGTTGAATGCTGTAAAGGAAGCCTCCATAATTCTAGAGGAGATAAGGGAGATAGAGGAAGATAAAGAAATCTCAGAAGATGAGAAAGAAGCAATTCTCATGGATTTGGTTTACAAAAGGAGATATGGTCCGGAAACACTGACAAGATTCATTTCAGATTCATACAGAAATCTATCGGAAAGAGGTGACGAAGAGGCTAAAGATGCCATGCTAAAGTTGTTGGATTTGATAGAGGATGTTAGAGATTATACGTTTACTAGAGAGGGGAGAGAATACGCAATAAACTTAACCTAGATTGTGTAGGGGATGATGCGGGGGCAACTGCATGAGTTGGGAAGCACAACTTCACAAAGGCGAGAAATTAGATGCCTTGAAAGAGTGGTTTAAGAATAGAAAGTTCAAGAGTGCTGCAAAAGCCTTCATAAGAAGAGAGGGCAATTTCGTTATAGATGATTACAGATATGACCACAACAATCCAAGAAATAAACAACTTCTTGCCGAATCAAAGGAACAGTTTTTGAGAACGATGGATGAACTTTACGATGAGGTTTTCAATCAGGAAGGTCGTTCAGCAGCAAGGGCTGAAGCATATATGGATGCAGGAAGTGATTAACATGTCATGGCAGGACGTTCTCAAGGCTTCTGATTTCCTAGAGAAACTAGAGCCTAAGCAGAAGAAAAAACTGAAGAAACTTCTGCAATCAACACAGCCCAATGAGTACATGGGAACTGAGATGACTAAACTTGAGGATGTTCTTTCTACAATGGAGAAGTTAGATATGGTGAAGTCAGACAAGTTGCTTACCAAGAAGGTAAAATCATTCAAAGAGAAGAACCTCGATATACTTGCTAGTGCTGCGGAACTCCGTAAGGACTATCAGACGCTGTATGACCAAATCAGAGAAGTAGTATATCCAAAGGGAAAGAAGGAGGAGAAAGAATGAGTTGGTTTGACACATTGAAAATGCATTGCGGGACAGAGAGAGAAAAGAGTGACGAGATGGATAAAGCACCTCCGATAAGGAATCCTAGAGAATCAGAGTTCTCGGATAACGCTAATGATGATAAGAGCATGTTGTTTTATCAAGGGCTGTTCAGAGAGGTAGCAGACCCGGTAATAAGAGAAGCAGCAGAGAAAAAAAGGAAATTCGCAAATGTCAAACTCAGCGATTTGAAAATGTCATCGGAGAGGGCAAAAGAAGTGGCGAAAGAGTTGTATGCTGGCATGGGCTACAACATGATATTCGCAAGTGAGACGGACCTTATTTTCAAAATAGTAGGGGAAGGAAGAGTATGAGTTGGAAGGCCATAGTCAAACAGAGGGAACTAACACCCGGTCAGGAGTCATTTGTAGAGAGGTCAAGAAGGACACTGCAATCACAGAGACAAGAAGAAGCAGAGACCAATTATGTAATGGACCGATTAAAGGTGGTCTATGAGGGGCAGATGCAAGAGGCAATGCGTCGAGCAAGGTCAGGAGCAACAATTGCAGAATTGAAAGACGGGTTGGTTAGTTCCTTAGAAAGCGAATTAGAAATGGCGGAGTGAATAAAATGAGTAAGAAAGAAGAGAAAAATGAAATGTTACTACTAATGAAAGAACTTGTGAATAAGGTGAATGCCTTGGAGCAAGCGGTATACAACAAAGACAACATACTGATGAAGTCAGGATTTGTCGTGCGTGAGACTCCGACCCCATCCATAGATGCTTCAGGCGGTACTGTCCCATCTGGTGGAGACATGAGTTGGGAAGAGATACGCAAGATTGCAGAGAAGATAGGGTGAGTGATTTACATGCCGGAAAAAGTAACGAGAGAAGAGAAGATAGTTGAATTAGCGATAAAAAAAGCAAAGGAGATTCTACAAGAAGCACAGAATGGTGGCATAGTAGAGTTGGAAGAGGATGCTCTTGGTGAAGAGGTCAAAGTGAAAAGACCAGCAAAGAATCCACCAGAGGTAAAATTACCCAAACTAAACAATACGCATACTAGTGAAGATGGAAAATTAGAAATAAAACTTGCAAGTGGAGGGCTTTCGTACAATGCTTTGACAGCTACAGGGGCTGGCTCTACTGTTGTGAATCTTTCTTTAGGAAATGGTACAAGTTCAGTTGTTGATCTTGCAGGCAATTTAGAACTAATAGATGATGCAAAGATATTTTTAGGTGATGCATTAAGTAAAAATGTATTACATTT